CCGTGGTCAGCACGGGGGATGCGTAGAACTGCGGCTTGTACCCGGCCGGCCCGCCCCATGCGTTCGGACCAATGTCCATCATCGCGCCGGCGGTCACGGTGAACCCGGACTCGGGCGCCGACGACACGATCACCGCGTTCGGCGTCGGGTTCGTGTCGCGGTCCGGGTCGAGCGACACCAGGGTGCCACCTTCCCCAGTCCGGTAGGTCAGTTCGGGGGTGTCCCCGTCGGCGGTGTACGGCGGGCGAATCAGCAGCGTGTTTCCGGGGCCGGGTTCGGCGACGGCCGGCCAGGACTCAAGCACCTCGGTCAGGCCCTTGAGCCGGTCACGGTCCGGGTAGCTCGCCGTGCCTATCGGCCGGTCAGTCAGCCGGACGTCGAATACCGGAACCATCATCGGGCGAAGCATCCACTGAACGCGCGACTTGAACGTTTCGGCCGGCAGCACGACAGGGTCTTGAGTCCAGCGCGCTTCCTCGAGCGTCTTGCCCATCCCGACGGCGTCGACGTCGATCACGTCGCCGGCCGGGTCGGCCTTGATGATCCGGTAGTCACCGTGGTCAACCCACACGACAGGGTCAGAGTCGCGGGCGCGGCGTAGACCGGTGCGGACGCGGACGCGCTGCCCGAGCACCCCGAGCTTATGCAGCGCATGAACCGGGCGGTTCGCCGCCGTGTTCGGCACTTGGAACGTGACGGCGCCGCGAACCGTAGTCGATTCGTCGTCGGCGATGGTGCCGCCGACGATTTCGAGCGGGCCCAGATACTCGGCGCCGCGCCACGCCGTGACCTCACACACCGGCCGAACGGTCGAGTCCTCCCTGAGCTTGCCGTACGGCTCAGGAACGGCACGGATACTCATTGGCCGGACTCCCCGAACTGCAGCAGGTCAGCCGCGGCCACCTGCCCGAGCGTCGACCACGTCGCCGCGATCTGGCCAAGGTCGACCGGCGCCACCCGGTTCAAGTCGCCGAGCGTGTCGCCCGACCCTCGAACGGTCATGTCATGCGGATCGACCTCGGTCACCTCGAGGTTGTGCAGCCTCGCCGGCATGTTCGCCTTCGACTTCGAGAACCGCTCGACCGAGCGGGAATCAACCCTTAGATATGCGTCGGGGATTCCCGCGGCCGGCGCCCGCAACAGGACAGGTTCGCCGGCGCGTAGCAGCTGCTCAACCATCGCCGCGGCTTCGGCCGTGGTGGTGAGCAGTTTCGGCGCCGACGTCGGCGAATGCTCAATGTCGGACAGCACCACCGGTGTACGGCGGCGGGGAATCTCGATCTTCTTTCCTGAGTTGGAAACCTCGAGACTGTCCCACTTCACAATGACGACGCGCGCCGAACGTCCTGTGATCGGGTTCGACAAGATCGGCCACGATGCCGGGTTGCTCATCGTCGGCTCGACCGGCTGCACGGTGATTGTGTTCGACTGGTAGCGGAACCCCGACCCACTGACCACCTCGTAGTGGTACGGCCGGTTCAGCGGTGCCTCATTGTCGGACACGGCATAGCCGGCGGCGGGGACGTTCACCAGTCCGCGGACCGGGGTCGACACACCATCGACCACGCGAACCAGCGTCATAGTGTCCAGCCCTCCGCGGGGGCGCGTTGACGATGATGCATCGGCGGTGCCCGTCCATTTCGCGCCCGGCGTCGCACCGGAAAAGTACTCGGTGCGGCGCGTTGAGATGATCGGCCGAATGAGATTCATATTCCCGCCGCCCTGCGCCGCGCCGGGAATGTTTCGTGTGTCCGCGGTGATGGTCAGTTTCGGGTTCCGGTCGGCGCCGATCCGTGCTGAAACCTCGACCGTCGACCATGCCGTATCCCCGCGAGTTTTCACCGACTTGCCGTCAACGGCGCCGGCGCCCGTCGACGTCAACGCGATCGTGAGCGGCAACCCGACATACGTTGTCGTCCCGTTCGCCAACTTGACCGCCTTCGACACGGACACTTGCACCGATGCCCAGATTTCCGCACCGACGGGAATCGCCGCGGTTGCACCTCCCTGTACGGACACTCCGAAATCGAGCACGTTCGATGCGTCCTCAGTCACACCGACCGTGTAGGGCCGGAACGTCCGCAGCCCGCTAGTCACGGTGCTACGGACGGTCGCCCAATGCGCCGGCGTCACGTTCCCTGTTGCGATCGCGTCCGGGTTCAGAACCATCTGTTCAGTGATCGGCGATTCGGTGCCGACCTCGACAACGGCGCGGCCTTCGCCGACCTTCGCTGCAATGATCATGCGTCGACCAACTCCCCTTGTCGTCGTGTCTGCCGTGACACCTCGGCGGCGATCAGCTGCCGTAGCCGGCCCTGGTCGAGCAGCACATTCACGTCAATTTCCTGCCGGGCAAGAATTGCCTCGATGATCCGAGAAACCTGGTCCTCGGTCATGCCACCAGCGCCGGCGCCGGCAGCGTCGCCGATGATCCGCTGCAGCATGTCCGGCGGGTACACCTGGTTCGACCCGGCGGTAAGCATCGCCTCGGGCCCATTCTCCCCGACGATCGACAGCCCTTCGCGCATGATCCCGCCACGCGCGTAGCCGTGACCGTGACCGATCACAGACAACATTCGCGGCCCGTAGCGCTGGTTCGCGTAGTTGATGCCAGCCCACGCCGATGCCGCAGCGTTCATCCGGTCATTCGGAAGGTTCGGGTTCCGGTACCTGGCGAACGTCCCCGGGATCACCTGCAGCAGACCGACCGCTTCGTTGCCGCCCGAGTTGACGTCGCGGATGCCCTGCACTGCTCGAGGGTTGCCGCCCGACTCCGACTGCACCTGCCGTAGCCATGCGTTCACGTAGTCGGGTGTCGTCGGCAGCCCGAGCCCGGCCAGCGTCGACGTGATCAGCCCGCGCCACCGCTCCACACCGGTGCCGCCCGGGTCGCCGCCGGACGCGCCGAACAGTTCGGTGACCTTCCCCACAACGGAATCCATGAGATTCGTCGCCGCACCGGTGGCGAACTGACCGAACACGGTTCCGGCGCCGGGCATCCGCCCGAGCATCCCCTTCACCGGCCCGGTGATCCGGTCGCGGATGAACCCGCCGATAATGTCGCCGAACCCGCCACCGCCGCCGCCGCCGTCGGGCAGCGCCGCACCGTTCAGCAGCGGCGTCGGGTCGATCGGCCGGCCACCGGACCGAATCTCGAAATGCAAGTGAGGCCCGGTCGAATTGCCGGACGAACCGGACAGGCCCAGCAGAGTGCCCGCGTCGACACGCTGACCAGGGTCGACCGACGTCCTCGAGAGGTGGGCATAGATGCCCTCGAACCCGCCGTGGTTCACCCGGACGTGATTGCCGAAGGACGTCGCGAGGTGCTTGACCGCGTTGACGACGCCGGCCATGAACGACACGACCGGGGTGCCGGTCGGCACCGGCGCGTCGAGGCCGGTGTGCCCCGGATACGAACCCCACCTACCGAACCGAGCGTTCACCGGCGACACGCGACCGCCGGCGAGGTAACTACCCATCGTCGGCGCGGCGCGGCCGGCGAGGACGTCCCGCCGCCACTTAGACATGGCGCCGTGCCCGCCGGGGAACCGCCGCATCTCGCGCGCGGTCCAAACATGCTCGTTGCCGTGCAACTCGGCGAGTCTCGGGGTCGAGTCGGCACCGCGGTGCGTCGGACCGCCGGCCCGGTAGCCGGGAATCGGCGCAACCTTCAACTTGTCAAGGTGCAACTTGTCGGCGATCCAGTTCACGCCGGCGATCAACCCCTTGTTGACCACGGTGCCGAGAACGAACTTGATGGGTTCGTTCGCGGCGTCGCGGAGACGCCCGAACAGCGACCCGAACGAATCGACCAGGTTCCTTGTCACGTTGAGAACTGAATCCTTGAGCGTGGTGAACCTCGCCACTGCGCCATCACGGACGCCGTCCACGATTCGCAGCGCGCCGTCACGTAGGAACGTGAACCCGCCGATCGCGCCGTCACGTAGCCCGACGATCACAGCAAGCGTCGCGTCCCGCATGAACCGGAACGAACCGATCGCGAGTTGCGCGAGCCCGTTGACGATGGCGGCGCCGGTGTCGCGGAAGAACACGAACGTTCCGACCGCGCTGGACACCAGCGCCGACACGATCGTGAGGCCGACGTTCTTGAGGAACGTGAGATGCGCGACGACGGCGCCGGCGAGCCACTGTGCAGCCGACACAACCAGGTCGACGCCGAAGCGGAAAGCGGCCGCGATGCCCTGCCCCACGACAACGAACACGGTGACCAGCGACATGAACTGAGCGCCGATGAACTTCGCCACGTTGACGATTGCGGGTAGTGCCGTTCCGGCGAACCAGTCGACCACGAACGACGCGGCAGACTTGATCCCTTCCCAAGCACCCATGACGATCGTGCGGAACGTCTCAGATTTCTTCCACAGCATGACCAGACCGACACCGAGCAGGACTAGCCCGGCGATCACCAGGCCGACCGGGTTCGCCGACATGGCGGCATTGAGTAGCCACTGTCCGGCGGCGGCGGCGCGGGTCGCCGCGGTGACGGCGAGTTGAGCACCCTTCTGCGCGACCAGCACGGCCGTGGACCGAATACGAGTCAGCAGGCCGACATTCTCGGCGGCGTTCGCCGTGCCCTGAGTCGCAGCGGCCTGAGTGTTGGACGCTGCAAGCGACCGGTTCGCCGCGGCAAGTGTGAACGTCGCAGCAGTCTGCGCGATCATGCCGAGCGCCGACCCGCGCCCGATGAGCTGGTTTGCCGCTTGAGCAGCCCGTAGCAGCCCGTACGCCCCAACCAAGTAAGGGATGGCCGCGGCGAGCGCGTCGGTATGGCGGGCGAGGAAACCGAGCATGTCGGCACCCTTCTGCAGCAGCGGCGTCAGCGCGCCGACCTCCACACCGGACTCGGCGAAGTTCGCACCGAGCGACCCGAGTGAGCGGCCCAGACCCGCGAGGGTGCCGCCCAGTTCGGCCCAGTTGATGCCCTGCACGAACGACAGGAACGCCGGTACAGCGTCGCGAATCTTGTCGCCCATCACGGCGAGCCCGGCGCCCAGTTTCGGACCCAACTCGGCGGCGATCGCGGATACTTGCGGCCGGGCCCGGTTGATGGTGTCGGCGAGCCACTGCATCCCCTGGACCATGTACGGGGTTGCCTTACCCACAAGGGAAATCGCGCCGCCTAGCCCTTCCTTGATCAGCGGAATCATAGGCTGGATACCCTCGGCGAGCCCCATCGACGTTGCATCCTTGAGGGTGGCCCACAGACCAGAAACCGACTCCGATTGCTTATCCATGAGCCCGGCGAACCGCTCCATCCCCTTGCCCGATTCGAGCGCGGACATGAGCGCTTCGAGTTCCTTCTTCCCGAGCTTGCCTGTCTGCGCCAGCTTGGCGACTTCCTCCTTCGACTTGCCCGTTGCGGCCGACAGCAGGTCGAACACTGGAATTCCGGCGTCCCGAAGCTGGTTCAGGTCTTCACCTGAGATTCGGCCGGCAGCGTTCATCTGCTGCAGCGCCACCGTCGCCCGCTGAATCCCCTCGGCGCCGGTGCCCATACCGGACGTCACGTTGCCGAGCGTCGTCATAATCGGGATGACTTTCTTCGAGTCGATCCCGATTGAGATGAGTGACGACGCCGATTCCTGCAGCCCGGGCAGGTCGAACGGCGTCTTCGCCGCGAAGTCGGCCAGGTCGCGAAGGAACCCGTCGGCCTTTTGTGCCGAACCGAGCATGGTCGAGAACGCGATTCGGCCAGTCTCGAGCCCGGCGGCTGTCTTGATCCCGACCGCGCCGCCGGCGACGGCCAGTCCACCCACCGCGGCGGCACCGGCTGCAGCGGCCCTGCCGAGCGCGCCGACGCCGGCGCCGATCTTGCCCCACATGCTCGAGCCGCGCCGCGAGGTGTTGTCCGCCGCCGAACCAACCGACTCGATTTCCCCGGATGCCTGCCGGCTGGCCGACCGCAGCGAGCCGTCCATTACGCCCTTGTATTCGACCAGGAGTTGCCTTGCCACGGTCAGCCCCAATCCTCGGCCACGGCATCGACCGCGGCGTGAAACTCGTTGTTGCGCTGCTCGGAATCGTCCGCGAGCTGCGCGAAAAAGAAATATCCCTTCGCACGGAAGGGTCGAAACTGCTGGGTTGCTGGCCGGCCACCGCCGCCGAACTCGGCGCCGTAGAACAGGTCCGCCGCGGTGTGCATCCCCGACGACGTCGATACCGTGCCGGCGCCGCCGACGATGCCGCCGCGGGTCGCCTGTACCGACCCGGCGACGCGAGCGGCCAGCCCGCCGGCGGCGAAACCGCGCGCCCGAATCCTCGGAACTTCCTTCCGGACAAACGAATCCATCGCCCGCGACGCCTCCCGCTCGACCTTCGCGGGTACGGCACGCGACAAGGCCACGGTTTCAGCCTTTCGCCTCACCGTGGCCTTGATCATTTCGCGCCCTTCCTGGCCTCGTCGGCCCGTTCGTTCAGCACCTCGAGCAGAGTGAACAGCATCGCCGGTTCTGTCCGTTCCAACTCGGTCGGTGGAATCCCTGTCTCACAAGAAATCTCGGCGATCAGCCTGTGTAGGGTTCCGGCCGGGTAGGGTCCGAATCCCGACCGCCGTCGTCGTCGTCGTCGTCCTCGACTTCGCCGAAATCGTCGACCGAGTCGGCCCAGGTCAGGAAGTCGGTCACGTCGGTGACGCCGGTACGGCGGAACCCGAACCAGAGCAGTTTCAGCACACCGGTGAAACCGGGATCGGCGAACGACTTCTTCTCGGACTTCTCCCAGCGGAGAACGTCGGGCGTTTTCACGGTCACGTCATGTTCGACGGTTTCCCCGTCCCCACCGGTGACCTTCACCCGGTACGTCGCGCCGACGACGCCGTTCCAATTGACCTTGCTCACGGTGCCACCACCGCCGCCAGCTTGGTCGGCTGGCCCTGCACGGGCAGTTCCACCGACTGTTCACTGTGATTCTTGACCTCGCCGCCGATGCCGCCGGCGACCAGGGTGACGGTGCCGCCGTAGCCGGCGCCGCCGGCTTCCGGGCGGAACGCGAACGGAACCTTCTCGCCGTGGTTCTCGAGCAGGAAGTCCGCCAAGACTTCCTCACTCTCGCCGGCGGTGCCGTGGTAGTAGCCGAGCTCGAGGGTCCACTTCGGCGCGTTCACGTCGGAGAACTGGCCATCCGGGCACAAGGTCTCAGCCTCGGCGATATCGGTGTCAGGGGTGAGCTGCACGGACTTCAGTTGGCACTTGAAGTTCGGGCCCGACGCCTCGTCTCCGAGAATCAGGTCCACGTTCCTCATGAACAGCGGCTTGAATGTGGTGGGCATGGTGATTTTCCTTTCAGGCTTGAATTTTCAGACGCACGGTGTACGCCGGATGGTCGGTGTTGCCGATGCGGAACAGGCCGAACTCGGCCCGCTCGGGGTGCCACTCAGCCACCAGACCGCCTAGGGTCGGGTCGGCCTGAGCGAACTTGATTGCCGCTGCCATGAGCCGGGACGCGAGCGTGTCCAGCGTGGCGACGGTCAGCGCGTCAGACGTGCCCGTTCGGGGGACGACGACAGCGACGGGGAAGATGGTTTCTTCGGTGCATCCGGTCGGGCCGGCCTCGAAATCGGTTCGCGGCATCCCACCGATGAGCGCGGGAAGCGCCGGAACGCCGTCGAACGCCGCCTCGACCGACGATGCGAGCCCGTCGATTTCGGCGGCGAGGCCGGTCACGAGCGCGGTACGTACTGGGCTGTAGTCGATCATCCGAATACCACCGTCCGCCACGGCGCGATCAGCGCGGACACGTCACGGTCGACGGTGGCGACCCGGACGGGGCCCAGTTCACCGGCGCCGACCAGACCGTCAGGACTGTTCCACCGCGCCAGGTAGCGCGAAGTCAGCAACATGACGGCCTGCCGTAGTTCGTCCGGCGGGTCGAGCGGCGTGACGCCGTCGGCGGCGAGCATCGGCCACCGGCAGCGCGCCGCCACGAATCCCTCGGCGGCGCGCCACGCCGTGAGCACCCGGGCCTCATCGTGGCCCGGATACTCGGCGATGATTTTCGCCTGGTCGACAACAGGCACGGTCAGGCGACCTCGTTGACGATCTTCACGAACCCGGTCGCATCGAGCAGGCCGAACGCGCCATACCCGCCATACGCGATCTGGATTCCCAGCACCGACGGCTCGACC